ATGGAACTAAATGATTTAAATGTGAATAATGTATTGGATGAGATACGTCCTTATATCGAAGCTGATGGTGGGTATCTTGAATACATTGCAATAGATTATCTTGATGAAGGACCTGTTGTTATGGTAAGAATGTTAGGTGCTTGTGCAGGATGTGCTATGAGTGCTCAGACAATGACTATGGGTATTGAAAAATTAGTTAAAGAAAAATTTCCAGAAGTTAAAAGAGTTTTGTCAGTGTAAATGGATTTAGATGATCAACTTGAATTAGAACATTTATTATTTACTGAGAGAAAGTGTAGAGAATGTGGAGAAGTAAAAAATTTAATAGAAGATTTTTATCTGACACGTAAAAATAGAGGTTCTTTACCGTCTGCCTATGCGTATGAATGTAAAGTATGTACAATAAGAAGAGTAGTTAAAAATAGAAAAAAGAAGCCATTTACAGATTGGGGATACCCAGATTGGTAACGTTCATGTATTGTTTCCCCAATGAAAATATGCTTTTCAATAAATAATTTCAGAAATAATCTGAGATTCGGAGAGTAAAAGATGCCTATAAATTTAGCATCTCCTGGGATTGTCGTAAAAGAGGTTGACCTTACCATAGGTAGAGTTGACACAGCATCTGCTAATGTTGGTGCTTTAGTCGCTCCCTTCGCAAAAGGACCTGTTAACACACCAATTCTTGTAGAAAACGAGCAAGATCTGCTAGATAATTTTGGTGAACCTGCAGAGACAGATAAGCACTACGAACATTTTCTAGTTGCATCTTCTTATCTCGCATACGGGGGTTTACTAAGAGTCGTAAGAGCAGCTGACGTTGATTTAACAAATGGATTTGTTGGAACAGCAACTAGTGTCAGAATTGATAGCTTAGACGACTATAATAATAAAGGATACGATTCCAATACAATTACTAACGTAGTTGCTGCTGCTAGGAACCCTGGTTCTTGGTCAAATGGAGTTAAGGTTGCTATCATTGATAGTCAATCAGACCAAACATTAACAGTTGGTGTTAGTACTTTAACTGTTGGAGTCGGTGTTACCCAAGCGGTTCCACCAAATACAGTTGTTGCTGGTGCTGGTTCAACATCAGTACTTGATGGATACTTTAAAGGAATTGTTACTAAAGTATCTGGTGCTAATGTTGATGTTAAATTCACTGCTCATGTATCTGCAGCAGGAATAGAAACATATAAGGACTATCAACCAGGTGGTGTTTATAAGTTTAATTCTGGTCAAGTTCTTAGTTATGAAGTTGCATCTAATGCAGGTGGTGGATCTACAACTACAGTTGCTTCACAGGCAGACTGGTTTGATGCACAAACAATTGTTTTAAACAATACTACACTTAAGTGGAGTAGTGTTGCTGAACGTCCTGGAACTTCAGGATATGCTGAAGCAAGAAGTTCAAGATTTGATGAAGTTCATGTTGTTCTTTTTGATGATCTTGGAACAATTACTGGTAATGCAGGATCTATTTTAGAGAAGCATTTAAATCTTTCTAAAGCAAAAGATGCTGAATTCTCTGCTGGTACTCCTTCTAACTGGAGAAAGTACATTGCAAATAATTCATCACAAATCTTTGCTGGTTCTTCTCCTGCTGGTATAACAACTACTAACTATGCTGCTGGAACTTGGACATATGCTTCTGATAACGGATGGGATCAAGATGCACAAGATATTAGTTTTGCTGGTATAGGTGCTACCACATTAACACTTGCTGGTGGTAAGAACTATGGTGGTACTACTGATGTAACACAGAGTGGTTCATTCACTGTTACTATCGGTGATCTTTCTACTGGATATGAGTTATTTGAAAATCCAGATGAGTATGAAGCAAACTTCATTCTAATGGGTGCTTCAAACTATTCTAAGGAAGATTCTCAAGCACTTGCTAATAAAGTGATTTCTGTTGCAGAGCAAAGAAAGGATGCAGTTGCATTTGTTTCTCCTGCTAGAAATCAGTTCTTGAATGATACAGCTGCTGGTGCAGTAACTGTATATTCAAACGCACAGATTACAGATAATCTAGTTAGTTACTACGCTCCTATCACTTCTACCACATACGGTGTATTTGATAGTGGTTACAAGTACATGTATGATCGTTTCAACGATACATTCAGATATGTTCCAATGAATGGAGACATTGCTGGATTATGTGCAAGAAACGATATTAACAACTTCCCTTGGTTCTCACCTGCTGGTACTGCAAGAGGAGCAATTCTAAATGCAGTAAAACTTGCCTATAATCCTAATCAGGCACAGAGAGATACACTTTATTCAAATAGAATAAACCCAATTATCTTCTCACCTGGTGCTGGTATTGTTCTCTTTGGAGACAAGACTGGATTTGGTAAGGCATCTGCCTTTGATCGCATTAATGTTCGTAGATTGTTTATCTATCTTGAGCAAGCAATTAAGGGTGCTGCAAAAGACCAACTATTTGAATTCAACGATGAAATTACAAGAACTAATTTTGTAAACATTGTTGAACCTTTCATGCGTGATGTTCAATCAAAGAGAGGTATTTACGACTTTAGAGTTATCTGTGACGAAACAAATAACACTGCTGCCGTTATAGATAATAATGAATTCGTAGCAGACATCTTTGTGAAACCTGCACGTTCTATTAACTTCATTGGTTTAACCTTTGTTGCTACAAGAACTGGGATTTCATTCGATGAAGTAATCGGTTCTGTTTAACTAACTTAGAGGTATAACAACAAATGGCAACCCAACTTAACAGACCGCCACTAAGAAAGATTACCGACTTTAAAAGTAAGTTAATCGGTGGTGGTGCAAGACCCAATCTATTTGAGGTAGAACTTGCTTTCCCAGATTCGATAGCAATCGACAATGATGTAAAAGAGAAGTCTAGGTTCTTAGTTAAAGCAGCAGCACTTCCTGCTTCTAACATTACTCCAATTGATGTAAACTTCAGGGGTAGAATCCTGAAGATTGCTGGAGATAGAACCTTTGATACATGGACAGTTACCGTTATCAACGATACTGACTTTGCAATTCGTTCTGCTTTTGAAAAGTGGATGAATGTTATTAACAGACTTTCTGATGCTACTGGAATTAATAATCCAGCAGATTATCAGCAAGATGCATTTATTCATCAGTTAGACCGTGATGGTTCAACTCTTAGAACATATAAGTTCTTTGATGTGTTCCCAACAAATATCAGTCAGGTTGATTTATCTTATGAAACAACAGATACCATCGAAGAATTTACAGTAGAACTACAAGTTCTTTACTACGAATCACTTAAAGGTGTCGGTGCTAACGCTGGAGGCGAGAGCATAAATTAATAAATAGTGCTATAATATAGGAAACAGTTTATACTATGCCAAGACTTTTTGGATTCTCGATTGACGATAGCCAGAAAAAACCACCCTCTGTAGTTGCTCCCGTTCCTCAAACTAATGAGGACGGAGTAGACAATTACATTGCGAGTGGTTTTTATGGTCAGTATGTTGATATAGAGGGTGTTTATAGAACAGAATACGATCTTATTAAAAGATATCGTGAAATGGTACTTCATCCAGAAGCAGATTCTGCGGTGGAGGATGTTGTTAATGAAGCTTTAGTTAGTGATTTATACGATTCTCCTATAGAAATAGAATTATCTAATGTTAATGCTAGTGATTCTTTAAAAGATGCTATAAGAGCAGAATTTAAAGGTATCAAAGAAATGATGGACTTTGATAAAAAAGCCCATGAAATTTTTAGAAATTGGTATGTAGATGGAAGATTATATTACTTAAAAGTAATTGATACCAAAAGACCACAAGACGGTATTCAAGAAGTAAGATATATTGACCCGATGAAAATGAAATTCATCAGGCAAGAAAAGAAGAAGAATCAAAATGAATATAACATGTCCAATAATGGACAAGATCTTAAAAAGGCAGTCTATCCAGAGATAGATGAATATTATCTTTATACACCAAAACCAAACTTCCCAACACAGATGTTCTCTGCAGGAAGTGCTGCTGGTGGTAAAGGATCAATAAAAATTGCTAAAGATTCTATTTGTTATGTAACTTCAGGTTTATTTGATAGAAACAAAGGAACTTGTCTTTCATATCTTCATAAAGCAATTAAGTCTCTTAATCAACTTAGAATGGTTGAAGATAGTCTTGTCATTTATAGATTATCAAGAGCACCAGAAAGAAGAATATTTTATATTGATGTAGGTAACTTACCTAAAGTTAAAGCAGAACAATACCTCAAAGAGGTAATGAGTCGTTATAGAAATAAACTTGTATATGATGCAGGAACTGGTGAAATCAGAGATGATCGTAAGTTTATGTCTATGCTTGAGGATTTCTGGTTACCAAGAAGAGAAGGTGGTAGAGGAACTGAAATCACTACACTTCCAGGTGGACAAAATCTTGGAGAACTTTCTGATATTGAATATTTCCAGAAGAAATTATACAGATCATTAGGTGTTCCAGAATCTAGAATTGCAAATGATGGTGGATTTAATTTAGGACGTTCATCAGAAATTTTAAGAGATGAACTTAAATTTGCTAAGTTTGTAGGACGTTTAAGAAAAAGATTTGCTAATTTGTTTAGTAATCTTTTAAGAACTCAATTAATTTTAAAGAATATTATTACTCCAGAAGATTGGGAACAATTAAGTGATCATATTCAATATGATTTCTTATATGATAATCAATTTGCAGAACTTAAAGAGTCTGAATTATTAAATGAAAGACTTGGAACCCTTGCTACTATTGAACCTTATATTGGTAGATATTATTCTCAAGAATGGGTAAGAACAAAAGTTCTTAGACAAAGTAGTCAAGAAATGGAAGAACTTGATAAGCAAATTGAGAAAGAAATTGCAGATGGAACTATACCAGATCCTTCAGCAGTAGATCCAATTACGGGAGAACCATTAGCACCTGGAACTGAGGAAGATGTAATGTCTATGGGTGCTCCAATTGATCAACCTTTAGATGGTGGTACGACTTACGACCAATTAAAGAAAGATACCAAATTGGCCGAGATATAAATAAAAGATATAACTATATTTAAATTTCATGGATAATGTTGTCGATTTGATTGCAACCGATAGTTCTGCTGCAGATACAACAGAAAAAATCAAAGATATGTTGTACACAAAAGCATCCGAGAAGATCGAAAAAATTCGTTCTTCAGTCGCAAGTTCTATGTTTGATGGTGAAGTAGAAAATACAGAGGAACCCAATGGCGAATAAAACTCTTATTTTAGCTGCAGAGTCTTCTGTAGGCTCAGGTGTAGGTAATAGTACTACTGTTGGTAGTGCAACATGTGTTAGAGTTTTCAATAGCTCTGGATCTGATCTTGTAATTACAGTTACAGATCCTACAGGAGCAAATGAATATTCTGGTACTGGATCAATTTCAATGCCTGATAATCATATAGAATTTATTGAAAAACAACCATCTTATACTATTCACGGATCAGGTGCTTTTAAGGCAACCAAAGTAGGATTTACAAATTAAGACGATGAAACTAATTACAGAGGAAGTATCAAACGTTAAGTTTATCACCGAAGGAAAAGGTGCTAACAAAAAAATGTACATTGAGGGTGTTTTCTTACAAGGAAATATAAAGAACCGTAATGGTCGTATGTATCCTATAGAAACTCTTAATCGTGAAGTTAGTCGCTATAGCGAATCTTTTATTAATAAAGGTCGTGCTCTTGGTGAACTTGGACATCCAGATGGTCCTACTGTAAACCTTGATCGTGTTTCTCATAAAATTACACAACTTCGTAGAGAAGGAAATAATTATATGGGTAAAGCACAACTACTTGATACACCTATGGGTAAGATTGCAAAATCTCTTATTGGTGAAGGTGTAACACTTGGAGTTTCATCTCGTGGTGTTGGATCACTTCAAACTAGTAATGAAGGATATAAAGTAGTTGGTGAAGATTTTATGTTGGCAACTGCTGCTGATATCGTTGCAGATCCTTCTGCTCCTGATGCATTTGTTTCAGGAATTATGGAAGGAAAAGAGTGGATTTGGGAAGGTGGAAGTCTTCGTGAACAACTCGCAGAAAAAACACAAAAGAGAATTAATACTCTCGTCGATCAAAAAAGACTAGATGAAAGGAAGTTGGAACTATTCAACGAATTTCTATCAAATCTTTAAGATCTATAAATAAATACAGATTAATTAACTAATCATAACAAAAATGTCCGTTGGTACAGATTTACAAGACATGGAAAACATCGAAGAAAACGTAGTAACCAAGGGTGCTAAACCAGCAATGCCTCAAGAAAAGGTATCTGGTATTACCCCTGGTAATAGTGGATCAGTAGAAGACCTTGGTGGTCCTACTCCTGAAAACTATAAGCCTGATGACGATTCAGCAAAATTAAAAACGCCTGGAGCAACCCTTAAAACAGTTAAGGATGTTGTAAACAAAGGTGCTAAGTCTGCTGAGAAGTCTGGAGATGTTAAGCCAGGTGCAAAACTTCAAAACGCTGGAGATCAAGTAGAATTAGAAGCAGACCAAGAGGTTGTTTCTGAAGAACCTGCTAAGGAAGAAGAAACAGTTGTTGCTGAAGAAGAATCATCAACGGAAGAAGTAGTTGCTGAAGAAGAAACTACTGAAGAAGAAGTAGTAGAAGAAAAGATTGATGTCGAAGAAGACCTCAATGCTCTTGTTGCTGGTCTTGAATTATCTGAAGAAAATCAAGAGAAAGCACGTACTATCTTTGAAGCTGCTATCAAGGCTAAAGTTGCTGAAATGAAAGAGCAAGTTAAGGCTGAGCACGAAGATAATTTGGTTGAGCAAGTTGCTTCAATCAAAGATGAATTAACAGAGCGTGTTGATTCATATCTAGAATATGTTGCCGACGAGTGGGTTGCTGAAAATCAACTCGCAGTTGAGCACGGTCTTAAGACCGAAATGACAGAATCATTCCTAGTTGGAATGAAGAGTCTTTTTGAAGAACATTATGTAACTATCCCTGAAGAAAAATACAATGTCATCGAGAGCATGGTAGATAAGCTTGATGAAATGGAAGCAAAACTCAATGAGCAAATAGAGAAAAATGTTTCGCTCAATAAGAGATTAGCAGAATCAGTTGCTGACGTAATTTTTGCAGACGTAGCTGAAGGTCTTGCCCTTAGTCAAAAGGACAAGTTCGCTTCTCTTGCCGAAAATGTTGAGTTTGAAAGTGAAGAATCCTATCGTGAGAAACTAGCGACTCTAAGGAAGTCATATTTCCCTGAGAATGCTGGCATCCAGAGAGACGAATCAGAGAATCTATCTGAAGAGAAAGAATCTGCTGAGTATCAAGCCCCTGTGGTTGGTGCTTCAATGGAGAGATATCTTCAAACTCTGAGCAAAGTTTCTAAGAAATGATTTTAATAGATCATTAAATTCAAACCCATATCTTATAAAATAACAAAAGGTAAAAATGCAAGCCCCAGTTAACCAAGAGGTTTTGCAGGAGAAGTGGGCTCCGTTACTAGACTACGAAGGTCTTGATCCAATCAAAGATTCACATCGTAGAATGGTTACAGCCGTTCTTCTGGAGAACCAAGAACAGTCAATTAAGGAAGAGAGAGAATTCCTTTCTGAGACTCCAACAAACAGCACAGCATCTGGATCTAATGCAGGTTTCAGTGCTAATGCAACAGCTACAGGTCCAACCGCAGGTTTCGACCCTGTACTAATCAGCCTTATCCGTCGTTCAATGCCTAACTTGGTCGCTTATGACCTAGCAGGTGTTCAGCCAATGAACGGACCAACAGGTTTGATTTTCGCAATGCGTTCACGTTACACTAATCAGAGTGGAACTGAAGCATTCTTCAACGAAGCAGATTCTGCCTTCTCTGGTCAGAATGAAGGCTTCGACCTTACCAACGGCATGACAGGTGCTTCAGTTGGTATTGGTTCTACCCTACAACAGGGAACAAACCCAGGTCTTCTTAACCCACAAGGTTCACAGACCGCAACTCAGTACACAGTCGGTCAAGGTATGCGTACCGATGACGCTGAAGATTTAGGTACTACTGGTGATAACTTCAACCAGATGGCGTTCTCAATCGAGAAGGTTACAGTTACCGCTAAGTCTCGTGCGTTAAAGGCTGAGTACTCACTAGAGCTCGCTCAAGACTTGAAAGCAATTCATGGTCTGAATGCTGAAGCGGAATTAGCAAACATTCTCTCTACAGAGATTCTTGCTGAAATTAACCGTGAAGTTATCAGAACTATCTACAGAACTGCTAAGTCTGGTGCTCAAGCAAACACAGCAAGTGCTGGTACTTTCGACTTAGACGTTGACAGTAATGGTCGTTGGTCTGTTGAGAAATTCAAGGGTCTAATCTTCCAGATTGAAAGAGATGCTAACGCAATCGCTCAAGAAACTCGTCGTGGAAAGGGTAATGTAATCCTCTGCTCTGCAGACGTTGCAAGTGCTCTAACTATGGCTGGTGTTCTGGATTATACTCCTGCACTCAACGCTAACCTTAACGTTGATGACACAGGCAATACATTTGCTGGTGTTCTTGGCGGTAAGTTCAAGGTATACATCGATCCTTATGCTGCTAACGTTGCTGCTTCTCAGTACTACGTTGCTGGTTACAAAGGTTCATCTCCTTATGATGCTGGTCTGTTCTATTGCCCTTACGTTCCTCTACAGATGGTTCGTGCAGTTGGTGAGAACACCTTCCAGCCAAAAATTGGCTTTAAGACTCGTTACGGAATCGTAGCAAACCCATTCGCACAAGGAACTACTCAAGGTTCAGGTGCTCTTAACGCCAACGCTAACGCATACTACAGAAGAGTACGTGTTAACAACCTAATGTAATTCATATTACATACTTCTCAAAAGACTCTCTTCGGAGGGTCTTTTTTCTTGTCTAAATAAAACATATAGAATATTTTGAGTTATTAAAATGGCAAAAGGAACAGCAGCAAAATCTGCAAGCGGTGCTTCAATGTCTAAGTATGATGTTGAAGTAGAAAAAAGACTTCAAGCATTAGAAGCACAGGCACATCCAGTACCTACTGGTGCTACCCAGAAAAAAGTTGATGATAGACTTGATGCTCTTGAAAAAGCAGTTAAAGCACTTCAATCATCTGGTGGTGGTAGTAGTGATTCATCTGATCATGCTAAAATTCTTGACCTTGAAGCAAAAGTAAATAAACTTTGGAACTAATAAATGTCTGCCTTTGTAAATCAGATACAGAATAGGAATTTCCTTGCACCAGTAGGATTTAAATTTGATTTAGCTAAATTCCCAAAAGCATCATTTTTTTCAAATTCTGCTAGAATACCAGAGATAGTACTTGGAACTATAATACAACCTGGTTATTTAAAGGATATTGATATTCCTGGTGAGAAATTACAATATGGTGATTTCTCTCTTAGGTTCTTAGTTGATGAGAATCTAGAAAATTATATGTCTATTCATAATTGGTTGACTGGTCTAGGTTTTCCAGAAACTCCTCAACAGTTTGCTAATAAGACTACTGATGAAGATGGTCAAAGAGATATGAACGAACAGTTCAGTGATGGATCTCTTAGGATATTAAACTCTAATTTCCAAACAATGGCTATTGTAAAATTTAGTGATTTATTTCCAACATCAATAACTTCTTTAGATTTTGATTCAACAGAAACAGATATCAACTACTTTACAGCAGAGGCATCTTTCAAGTATACTGTGTATAATATAGTAAAGCCAGATCATAGAACACCCTTATGAATCTTGAAAAAATTCAGGAGATGTGGGAGCGAGATGCTGTCATTGATCCTGATAACCTACATGATGAGTCGTTAAAAACACCACAATTACACGCAAAGTATTATACGATCTATAATACTATTACTTTAATGCGTGAACGTGCAAGAGAACAATATAGTAAAATAAAATTAGAACGATATAATTTCTACACTGGTAAAGCACCAGCAGAGGTTTATGCCGAAGAACCATTTCCGTATAAGGTTAGAGAAAAAGACGCAATACAGAGGCATTTAGAAGCAGATGAGAAGCTTAGTAAGATAGATATGAAGATAAGATACTATGATGCTACTTTAAAATTTCTAGAAGAAATAATTAGAGCACTTAGTAACAGAACTTATCAAATAAAAAATGCTATAGAATGGCATAAATTCCAGTCTGGATTTGGGTGATAAATAAAACCATATGAGACAGATTCATGTCACACTTGGTTATTACAAAGAAAAATGAGGTGTTTCTGTATGTACAGGCAGAACCACATGTATATTATGAATTAGCAGATCAGTTTACTTTTGAAGTACCTGGTGCAAAGTTCTCACCTGCTTATAAGAAGAAATTTTGGGACGGTAAGATAAGACTGTTTAATATTAATACGAAAGAGATATATGTTGGTTTATTAGATAGGATAGTTCAATTCTGTAAAGATCATGAATATACCTATGAATTTTTAATTAATAAACACTATGGTGCTCCCTTTGAAGTCAATGAAATGATTTCAAAGCAAGGTGTAAAAGATTACGTCAAAGGAATATCAAGACATAAACCTAGAGATTATCAGATTGAAGCAATATACGACGCTCTAAGGTATAATAGAAAGTTGTTAATATCCCCAACTGCTTCTGGAAAGTCCCTAATGATATATGGGATCTCTCGCTATTTTGTAGAGAAAGGAGAAAATATTCTGATAGTTGTTCCGACGACTTCGCTAGTAGAGCAGATGTATAAAGACTTTGAAGACTATGGCTGGAATGTAGGCTCATTTTGTCACAAGATATACGCTGGAAAAGAAAGAGAGACAAACTCTCAAGTCATTATCACTACGTGGCAATCAATCTACAAACTCCCCAGAAAGTATTTTGAGAGATTCTCTGTTGTTATTGGGGATGAAGCTCACCAGTTCAAAAGTAAATCACTTATATCTATAATGACAAAACTTTCGGATGCGAAATATCGTTACGGATTTACAGGAACTCTTGATGGATCACAAACACATAAATGGGTTCTTGAGGGATTGTTTGGACCTTCCTATAAGATCATAAAAACTGACGAGTTAATGAAGAAAGGGCATTTGGCGAAACTGGATATCAATGTGCTTCTATTGAAACACCCACCGAATAAATTTGAAACATTTGAAGAAGAAGTTAAGTATATTATCGGACACACACGTAGAAACAATTTTATTAAAAACTTAGCACTTGATCTTAAAGGAAATACTTTGATTCTTTATGCTAGAGTAGAAGGGCATGGGCAACCACTATATGAAATGATAAATAATAATACAAGTGATAGTCGTCATGTATTTTTTGTACATGGTGGTGTAGATACCCAAGATAGAGAAAAGGTTCGTGATATCACTGAAAGAGAAGATAATGCAATCATTGTAGCGTCTTATGGAACATTCTCCACAGGTATTAATATTAAAAACCTTCACAACGTCATTTTTGCTTCTCCGTCTAAGTCTAGAATTAGAAATCTCCAATCTATCGGAAGAGTTCTAAGAAAAGGAGATAATAAGTCCAAAGCAACCTTATATGACATTGCTGATGATATTCGTTATAAATCTAGAAAAAATTACACGTTAAACCATCTTATAGAAAGAATTAAAGTCTACAACGAAGAAAAGTTTAATTATGATATAGTTAACATACCACTGAAAAACTAATGGGAGAAGAGTTCTACGCCATAATAAAATTAATATCAGGGGAAGAGATCCTAGCATTAACTTGTGTTGATGAAGAGAGTGGGGATCCAAATCCTAGTCTTATTCTTCATAATCCTGTAGTGATGAATATGATTAATCATCCTGGTGGAGCATCTTATGTTAAAGTTAAGTCTTGGTTAGAACTAGCTGATGATGATATTTTT